ATAATAGCACGACCACCTGTTGCTAGTGTAGGTGATATTGAAGTCCAAAACTCTTCCGCAATGTTAGGTTGCACAAACGCAAACTCGTCACAGTATAGTAGCGAGATAGACATACCACGTCCTGTGTTGCCTGTTGTTGTTTGTGATACAATACGTGATCCGTTTTCGAACTCAATGCTACCTTTGTTATATGAAGTAACACCTGCTCTAATATGGTCTGGACACATCTCGTATACATATCTAATACGTTGCATAATTTCTTGTGCACCTGTGTATTTGTGTGCGGCAATAAGAATAGTTTGATCTGGATTAAACATAGCATACCAACAAAGATATATTGCGGCACAGGTAGTTTTACCTGTTTGCCTTGGCATCATATTAATATTAAAACGATAACTGTGATACGAATGCATCAAACGTAACTGGTACTCGTATGGCTCAAACAACAATTTACCTTTTACAGGATGTTGAATATAACCAAAATGTTTTGCAAAATACAGATATCCTTCATCGGGATCCATACACAATGCAAGATCTTGTATTTGTTGTTCAGTATATGTTTCTTTTGTATTAGCCTTTTTGGTTAATACACCGTCTAAACTTTTACTCATATTGTATTTAACCAAAAAAATAGGCACTAAAGTGCCTATTGATTCATCTGGGGGGATGTATTATTTTTTACGGCAAGATCCTGGCTCGCCTCTTTTCTTACCCGGAACTTTTTCATAACCGTCCCAGCACTTGTCGTATACTTTACTGTTGCCGTGTGCTTCGTCTACGTCTGAGTCAGTCTTTTTTTTTGACTTGGCTGCGTGTACTGCTTTACGCTGTGCATCGTTAGCATACTTGCCTTCGAGTGCTTTCATTAATTGTTCTTTAATTGATTCAACAGCCATTGCATTATCGCCATCTTGTGCTTTAGCATACATTTTCTTTTGTTTGTTAATACCGCCCGAAAGTGTTTTAGTCATATAATGATGATCTTGGTACTCTGGTGCGCCTTCTGCATCTTCAGGTGCATTTTCAAAATCTTCTTCTTCTTCTTCGGCTTCTTCTACACCCATAATTGCTGCTTTCATTGCAGCCATATCAGGCTCGCCTGTGTTGTGCGAGTCTTTATCAATATGTGCATCGTGTGCCATTGGCATATCTACATGTTGTTCAATACCAGCTGCTTGTTGCATTAGTGAAATTAAATCTGCAACATTGTCTTTTCCTGAAGCAGTAACACTAACTGTAACTGGTTGTTCTTGTGTTGGCGCTGACATCTCTCCCATGCCGCATTCTTGTAATGATTCTAAAATTACTTTCATGTCATTCACATCTTTTGCAGCCGCTGAAGGTTTTTTTCCTTTTTCAGCTGCATCAAAGTTTTTTAGTATGTCTAGCATATTGTTGCTCATTTTTAACTCCCTACAGCACTAGTGCTGTTTTCTGTGTTTTCTATATCTTTGGAATCGCCTGTAGGTACGCCTTCAGTTGGATCGTAACCTCTTTCTTTACGAGCAACTTCTAATTCTTTTAGTAAATCCATTACTCTATTTGTAGCAACTGCTTCTTGTGCGCTTTCGCCGCCCATATCATCTTCACCAATAATTGGCTTATATTCTGTATCTTCTTTTTCTTGTTGTTCGAGCTCAACAGGTTCGCCTGGAACTCTTACATTCAAGTGTGTATGATCAATACAGCAACAGTCAACAAGATAACGTTCTAGTATATGTCCGACTGTTGGATAGCTTACTTCTGCTTCAAACGTATGCACTTCCATATTTTGTAATTGTGGAAAATCCATTGGTGTTTCTTGAATAGGTGTTCTCTTTGGACCGTTAAAGCTAACCAAGTCAAACTTTTCTAATGCAGTTTTCATTGTGCTTTCGCAGCCTTCAGGTAAATCACCTGCAACTCTAATAATAAAGTTATAAGTCTTTTTAGATTCTGTTAAAATTTCACTAAATTTACGCATGTTGGTTTTCCTATTATATGTTATTTATCCTTATCTAGGCCTTTTAACCTTTCTAAGAGACTGTTTCTGTCAGTAACAACATAACCTTCACCGTTTATCATGCCTTCATCACCCGGTGAAGAATCGTTATCTAATTTTTGTTTTTTAAGTTGCAATTCTATCATTTTTAATTTTTTATCCATTTTTGCAACTTTAGCATCTAGACTAGTTTTAAGCATTGTGCCTGCAACTTCCATAATTCTACCAGCATAACGACTTTCAACATTCATGCCTAAGTCCATCAAGTCATCATATGCAGTCATTGCTTTGTCTGCAACTTCGTTTAATTCTTTGTCTGCCATATCGCCCAAGCCTTTCACAGCTGGTAAAGCACTGGCAATTTTATCAAACTCGGCAATGTCACGGAACGTTTGTTCTTGTTGTTCTAATTCGTACTGTTTTTGATCTTTTTCTTTTTCTTCTGCTTTATCAATAATATTTTTATTTTCAGGCAAATTTAAAAGTTCTTCTAATTTTTTAGTCATTGTGTCACCATTATATGCTAGTATTATTTATCGCCTGCGGCCTCCTTGGTGAAACATATCGCCTTCGTTTATAATTCTAAAAATTATTCCCTTTTGTTTACACCATGCTCTTGCTGATTCCCATTTTGCTTGATTAATAACATAATGAGCTTGGTTAGCTCTACTACGACCTAGTTTTTCTCTTACGGTTTGGTTTGATGGCTTAACTTCTATTAATTCGACTCGTTGTTTACCATTTTTGTCTGCATATACAATAAAAAAGTCTGGAACATAAATTGTATGTTTTCCTGTTAATGGATTTCTATATGGTATGCGTATCGCTTCCGAAGCCCATTGACTAACACTTGGATGTGCATCACAAAACTTCATAAATGTAAATTCCCAACTACTTCTATAAGTTGGTGTTTTATTACCTACATATTTTTCAGGGTTTTGTGGTGTAAATTTTCCTTGTGCAAACTTAGCCATTTCTTCTCAACTGCAATCCATTCTTAAACACAAAACTACCTCTTACACTAAGTGTTTTTTCTAGAGGAGTTGTGATTGGTATATTAGCATTGTATATAACCCTAGCAGGGCCACCATTCAAGCTATTTAGATCCGACCATGCTGTGTCTTCTGGACCGGTTGGATCACTACCTATATAGAAATTAGTTGACGATTGTGTTTGTACTTCGGATTGTATCCAACTACGTAAGTCTTCGTAAGTCCAATTTCTATTATATTGAATTACAGTTGATAAAAATCCTGCTGCTACTGGACATGCTGCTGATGTTCCACCGAATCGAGTATCTCTACAATCCTGTGTTCCTAAGTCAGTATAATTATCGTCTAGTCTTGCTGTATCTACACCGTATGTACCTACTGTAGCTGCTAGTGTGCCATCTGCTGGAGCATAAAAATCTATAGCATTACCCATATCACTGTAATTGACTTTTTGTTCTTTACTCGATGGTATTAGATCATCTAATGCGCCGATGTTTATACCTGGAAACTTAACTGTAGTGTTTCCTTGAAAGGTAAGACTTTCTGTCTTACCTATATGTTGAGGGAATCCTCGTCTGTTAGTAGTTCCAGTTACTGCAAACCCAAAACTAAACCAAGCATTGTCGTATACTCCTTCATTGGTATTGTCTCCGATATGATTGTCGTAATTAGGATGGTCTGGGTTTACTTGTTGCTGATTACTATTGCCTGCGGCACAAACATATATAACACCTTCGTCAACTAATTCTTTAGCTGCTTGTGTCATTGAATTATCATACATTTCAGACTTCCAACGTCCGCCGTCGCCGGCTGATCCTAAATATCTTATAAATTCTGGTTCGGTAGTATATGCAACTGCTGGATCATTTCTCCAAAAATAATAACTAGCCGATTTATCAACTCTAAATCCCCAACTATTAGAACTTATTGTAGGATCTTTTGTTCCATATTTAGGATTAATAGGTTTATACTTGTGAAATATTTTTTGTATATCAAATCCTACATCCCAGTCTACTCTGCCGCCGCCGATATGATTAAGATGCCACTTGTTAGCATTATATGCCCAACCTTGAGTTCTACCATATGTTAAACCTGCACATTGGGTTCCATGAGTTCCAGATGCAGTAGTAGGATATGAATTATTGTTACCGTTATTACCTGTACGAGTATATAGGTTTTCTATTTGTATTGATCCAAATTCTGCAAACTGCGGAGAACGTTGATTTGTTTGTTCCCACCATGCTCGTGCTGCTGTTTCGGTTGGAACAATAGTGCCGTCCCAACGAGTTTCTAATCTAGTTGGATCAGCATCAAACCATTCTGGATCAATATAGTACGGAGAATCAAATACAATATCGAGTAAATCACAGTAGCCATTTCCAGGCAATACATTTCCGCCTTTATAATTTACAGGATTAACAGCATTTGTAACTCCTCTGTTAATAAATTCTACATGACCAAACCAACATCCGTTATCGCAAACAATAACATCAACATCTTCTCCTGCACCGTGTGTAGGTATAGCACTATCTATAATAGTGCTATCGTTATTACCATTTTGTAACCACGGACTGACTTTTTCTGTTAGTCTTAATAACTGACTGGTATTTCTATTTAATGCGTTAGTATTAAAATTTCCATTACCGTACCATATTTGAGCGTTTTCGTATGCTTGTTCATAACGTTGATATATTGTTGGATTTTCAAAAAGTAAGTCGTCTTCTGGAACATTATACAAATCTTTGTTATGTTTAAAATCTAAATTAATAAATTGTATTCTTGAATCGTTTTTTAATAATTCTGCTTCTTCATCAGTTAATAAAAATATTCCTCTAGTTGGACTATGTTCTACATGATCTGTACACTCAACTTCTCTTACCGGAATAGCTTCTATTGAAGATCCAGGATTACACAATTCATTGTGTACTTCATTAAATTGCTCTGCTGTATGTGTTCCTATAGCATAATAGTTTTCTGACATAATGTTTCCTTATACTATTGGGCTTGTATCTAATCTTAACCAAGTACCGTTTTGATAAACTTGGAACCTATTGTCATCTGTGTTATAGATCATATCTCCGTTTTCAGCAGTTAGTGCATCTCTTTGTGCGTTTGTAAAATTTGCAAGTTTAAATGGACTTTGTGTTACTTCAACTCTTGTACTAGCTGTTAGTAAAATGTTAGATTCTGAAAACAATTCAGGAGCACCTGTACCTGCTGTTGTTATTTCGCCATTCACTGTAAATTTGTTGTTAACAACTAAATCATTTTCAACAGTTAAATCGCTACTCATAATCATAGAAGGAGTAACTGTAATTGCACTAGAATCGTCTGTATCAATTACACTTGCAGCAAAACTAAAATTACCTACAGTATCGCCTACAATACCCGATAAGTCAACAGTATTGCCGTTACTAATTGATAAATCAGTTCCTGCTAATGTAAGTGTTTGACTGTCTGTTTCTGAAGTAATAAATCCTTGACTTAACACAAATGATTGTGTTGCAAAAGATGACAAATCTCCCGGAGTTAGATATCCTTGTCCCGTTACAAATGATTGTGTTGCAAATCCTTGACCTAACACAAACGATTCTGTTGCAAAGTTTGGTTTGTTAATTAAGTCGTTATAATCGCCGCTAAAGCCTGCTAGTAAGTTGTCAGTGTCTTCTAATTCGTTAACGTCACCTGGAATAACAGGACGTCCTGTTAAACTAAAATAATCTCCATCAAACGCTTCTGCTGCTAATTGAAATACACTTAAATCAGGAGTATCTGTTAAATCGTTATAGCTTCCGCTAAACAAAACAGGTAAATCAGACAAATCATTATAACTTCCTGCCGGCGGTACTGCAAATGAAAAATTCCCAAAGCCGTCTGTTTTTAAAAACTGTCCTGCTAATCCGTCGGATATTCCTAAATTTAATATACTAGTCGGAATTGTTGGACGATTTTCTAAATCATCAAATGATCCTGAAAACGCTGATGCAGACAATGGTGAATTATAGTTAGAAGGAGTAACTTCAGAGGTATCTAGTAGTAGTTTGTGCCAGCCACCGGCATGAGCAAAATATAATGCACCTTCATCATGCACATGCATTATCATACCCATGTAAGTAGATGGAGAAATACTATTTAAATCGCTACGTGTTTCTACAGTATTTCTATAATAAATTTTATTAGATCCAAAATCTATGTCATCTGACAATAGTGTAGATCCATTACCTATTGTATTGTATATTTCATCAAAATTAAGGTTAATTTTATTTGATGCATTTCTTAAAGAATCTCCAGATCCATCGTTTGGATTAACCCCTCTATTAAGTATTTCTTTAGCCATTGTGCTATTCTCCGTCTATAGTTACTAGCTCGCTATCCAACGTAGTTTCTGTACTACTAAGATCTTTATCACTTGTAATTTCATCAGTTGTAAAATTAATTGGATTGCCTTCGATTATATTTCTAGATTCAAATGTTGCTATTCTTCGTTCTTTTCGATAACCTATAACACTAGTTCTTTTTCTATCATAATTTAAAATTTCAGCAACTACAGAACTTAACTGTGTTCCGCTATACTTTTTAAGCGTATCTAACAATTTAAAAATTTTTATATTTTCATTTTTTGCTTGTTGTAATAAAACATTACTAACTGCTATTGCTGCTGATCTTTCAAAACCTTGTGTTTCAAAAAATGCAACAACAGTATTTAGATCATTGTCTGCTAAGTTTAATACTCTAGAATAATAAGTGTCAAAATACAAATTAGTTCTAGCATCAGTTTTTTTAGATATGTTTATTGGTAAACTACTACTCATTGTCTTGTACCTTCTAAGACTTCTTTTCTGTATGCTTCTTTTTCTGTTTCAGGAAGTGCATTCCAAGCACTAATTAAATCATTTATTCCATTACCACCAGTGCTTAAGAAAGTACCTTTAAATTGTTGTATTGCTAACGAATCTAATTTTGCAGGATTATTTTGTAATGATTGCGCTGTTACATTTACATTTCTGGCTGCTGTACTATTTGTTGTAATTGTAGTCGGTGAAGAAGATACAATGTTTTGTGCGCCATCGGCACCTTGTGTTTTAGGTATAATTATATCACTTATACCTCCAATGTCGTCTGTATTTGTTACTGTAGAAATGCTACTAAGCAAAGGATTGCTTACTGATGTCGGAAACGTATTAGTCCCTTCTGTTCTATTACCAATATTAGTTTCAAATGAAGCAGGCGGTGTTCTAACTGATACATCATTTGGATCTAATTGTGTTGTTGTATTAATATTAGCTAGTGGACTTGGAAAAGAGTCATAGTGTGCAAATCCAAATGCTATAGGATCGCCATCGGGTCCTACTTGAACAGTACCTCTACTATAATGCACTGCTTCGTATTGTACTGTAATAGTATTTTGCATCATGCCGCTGCCATCGGAATTATCAACAGAATCATGTTCCCAATTTGTAATAATCGGATTTACTAATGTGTAAGTTGTGTATTGAGTTCTTGCAATTTGAGATAACTGTATTCTTTTAAAAAACGGAACACTTAAATTATTATCTAATCCAAAACGAAATTGGTTTCTTTCTCTGCTCTTATAAGTGTTATCTCCGTCGCCTGCTTTGTTAAATGCTCCAGGCTGACTAGCATGCCAGCCGTCTGCGTAATACCATCTATAATATGCTTCTAACAAAGCAGTAGTAACACCGTGATTATCGTCATGAAATGTAAGTGTTATTGGCTGATATTGAATACTTGTTTGAATATGCTTAGTTCTATTATATTTCTTTTTAGTTTCAACATTTGCTGTAAATCTAGGCAAATCTGCTTGTTTAACTAGTAGTCCTATTTCAGTATTATATTTCTCTATTAATCCTGGATTAATATCTTTAACCCCAGGATCGATTCCAAACCAACAATGATAAAGAAACTTTGTTTTAGGAGCAAATTTAAAATTTTGATTTGTATATAATCTAGCCGCATGGTTGTAATCAAGCAATGTAATGCCGTCTTGTTTTCCTCCAAGGCTATCTCGAAAAGCGTTAGTACTCATACAAATATTTATCTAATATTATTATGTATGTAGATAATAAAAAAGGAGCTCTAAGAGCCCCTTTTTAAATAAAGATATTTTTATGCGCCGCCGCCGGTAATTAAACTACCGCTGCCCCTCGGTACAGCAACACCAATACCACCATCAGCATCTGTTTGGATTGCGTTGTCGTATTGGACTTCTAATGTAACTGTAACTGGTTCATTATTTTGATATGCTAGTGTGTTGTAGTTAGCATTTGTAATAAAGCATCCGTATAGTTCAAATGTTTCAAGTACATTTGGTGTATAAACTCCGTTACCACCATCTAAGATTTCAATACGTGTTGTAAATTTATAATCTTGTCCTGAAACCGGGCTTGACTGCTCCATAAAGTCGAATTGTTTCTGTAGCTGTTCGCCAACAAGTTTTTGTACAGCATTGTTCACGTCTTCACGTAAGTTTAGTGTAATCGGTGACCATGTGTGCTTACCTGCTAAGTATGCTTTTGAGTTATACGCATGTATTTCCATTGGCTCAAATGCAACTGTCGGACGAGTTACGTCAACAACTTGTTTTGTAAGTTCCGTTGTTGGTGTTGAAACTCCAAAGTTTTCCAGCGACACCCTAAAGCGGTACTGGAGCTTCGGCATCAACAGACCCTGGCTAGCGGCACTGTCGCCGCTTGCTAGTGGAACTGTAATTTTTGATAATGATGAGATTGCCATTTAATTTGCTCCTAGTTCAATAGTATTTATCATTACGCTTCACCACTTATTTCGCCTGTATTTTTCAAGCGTAGTGGAATGTAGATAAACTCAATACTCTTAACAGGTTCAATAGCAATGTCTACATATAGTTCATTACGATCAATTCTTGCTGGAGTGTTGTTAGTTTCATCGCACACAACTAAGAAGTCAAATAGTGCTCTTTGGCCAACAAGTTCAAGTAGTAAACTTTCAACTTGTCCTTTGATTTCATCACGTGTGATTTTATCATTTGGTTCAAAGATATATGGCTTCGCAAGTTGATTAAGTTGGCTACGTAAATAAACTACTAATCTTGCAACGTTAATTCTGTCTAGCGAACTTGCGCCTCTAGCACGAGTTTTCTGTCCAAAGTTAACAAGTCCTGCACCTGTAATAAACGTAATTGGGTTTACACCTTGTGCATATAATGTATCTCTTTGTCCTTCATTTAGTGGTGTGCTTACAAATTCTCCTTCGCTGTTAATAAAGCCAGTTGAACTTGCATTGTTAATGCCGCCACGTCTTGTACCTGCTGGTGCAAACCATGGATAGCTAACTTGGTCACTTAGTGCAATAGTTCTTAGCATCATGTGGCTTGGCGGAACAACAACATTGTTACCAAAGTTGTCGCTTGTAAAGCCCCATGGATAAAACACACCTAAATATTCGTCATTAGTAACAAGACCATCGTCATTGTCTTCTACTGCTGCACGAACGTTTGTTGCCCATTCATTTAATGAAGTAGCATCTGGTGTTAATCTTGCTGGCGAATCGCCAACTACAAATGCTGTTAATCCTCTATCAGCGTTAAGTGTTACTAGTTCGCCAATTAGTTCTGGATAACCTGGGCAAGATATTAAGTTAAATCTACGTGCATCTTCGTTGCGTATTTCGTCGTTTGAATTAACAACTGCTTGTAGTTTTTGTACAACAACTTTACGCTGTGCGTTGCGCCCAAAGCTGCCTGAACCATCTACATTGTTTGCACTTTCAGTTACCCAACGATCAGCAGCATAGTTTACCATCGATTCGTCACCAAAGCGTAAGTTAACGTCTGTTGTATCAACATAATTCTTTTCGAAACGCTTAACATTAAATCCACTTCTGCGTGTATTGAATAGCAATGTTCCGCTTGGATACAATGCTGGATCTGGACAATCAGGATCTACATAATTTACTGCAAGCAAATCTGTAATATCTGCTGCTGTGTTTCCTGTTGCTCCACTTGACCCATAACGTGCATCTGCAAAAACAATACCGTTTTCTGTTGTTTGATCACCGTTGTCTACTAAAATCCAACGATCAGTACTTTTACGATATTTGTAAATTACTGGATAGTTTTCTAAGTCTGAAGTGTCAATCCATAAATCGCCTTCTACTAATGCACTACTACCATCTGATTGTGTAGTTGGTTGTGATGCACTTACAATAGGCCCGTTAGCATCTGTGCTATTGCTTAATGAATAAACTGGGCTGTCCGGATGTCTATATCCAACCCATTTGTTACCGTCATTGATCATAATGTCAACTTCATCAACAATTGAGTTATACCATAGTGTTCCTGTTTCGGCAGTATTTGTTGGTTCGTTTTCTGATGCTGTGTAACTTAGTACTTCCCAATTACTTACTCTGTACTGAACAGGATTACCTAATGAATTATCAATTCCTGGTTCGTCTGATACAAAGCGTGTTGAAGTACTAATACCTAATGCAGTAAGCATTGGCGCAAAACTACTTGCAACATCAACAAATTTCATTTCGCCGCCTTGGCTATGTTTAATAACAACTGCATTGTTTTCATCAACTGATGCACTTACATACGGAATGTTTGCACTTGTAATTGCTGCTGCAATAGCAATAGCAGTATCAGCTGCTGTTGACTGTGCTTCAACTTCAATTAGTCCTGGAACATCGCTGCTGAACACTGCTGAACCTGGTGAAGTTGCAGTAATTAACATTTTGTAAGTTTCACCATCTGTGAAGTTTGATAGTGTAATTGGTTGTGAAGAAACTTGAGTATTTCCAACTGTGCCTCTTTTAAATATTTTAAATGTACCTAACGGATCACTGTCTCCTGCAACATTTGATTGTACATATAAATCACCTATTTGTAAATTTGATCCGCCACCTGTTCTGTCTAGTTCAACTAGAGCAGATTCATTTGTTGGATAAATCGGTGCTTCAATAGAATCCCATAATTTAGTATCGTCATTCCATTGTCTAACTCTCCAGCGAGCACCACCGTTTGGTGTAGTTGTTTTAAGCCATACACTTCCTGTTGGACGGCCATTATATGCAGTTCCTACTTTAAATGTGTCTGGAATTTGTGTGTGCTTACTAATTTGTACTGCTGGAATTAAATAAGTTCCTGCATCAATATTTAAGAACTCTAAAACCGCTGTAGATGCATTTGAACCTGCTGCAAACTCTAATGATGTTGTTGAACTACCATCATTGTAAAATGCAATCTCTCCGCTTATTACGGCTGCTCTTATACCCGGAATTGATAGTCCGTTAATTGTTGCTGCTATGTCTGTAACAGTTTCGCCAGTAGTAACAGTAATAACAGTTCCATTTAATACAAAAACGTCTGAGCCTTCATCTGTTGAATCGTCGCCAAATGTTGTACTTGTTTTGCTACTAACTACAGTTGGAACGGCATCCTTCCAAGCAGTTGAACCTAGCTCAACCCAACCTGCGCTTGCTCTATACCAAACTTTGTTAAGAGTAGTTACAGCAACGACTGCATAATCTCCAACTGAGCCAATTGAGCCTAGTGGTGTATAATCTTCGTTTTCGTAATCTATAACGTCTGATTGACTTGTAATAACAATAGGTGTTTGTGTTGTAAATGATTGTCCGCCTGTTATAGTTTCACTTGCATTATTCCATTCCTGGATACCAAATGCACTTGAACCAGTATCTAACCAATATGTTCCTGCATCTGGAAATGCTGTTGGAACTGATGATTGAGGAACTAGTTGTTTTAAGTCTATGTCGGCTCTTACAACCCATGCTCTGTTGCTTACACCTAAATATGAATAAGCTGCTTGTAATCCGTATTCACTTAATTCTGAACCGTGAATTGGATTATTGCTTGCATCAATTTGGAAAACTGGGTCGCCAAATGTTTCAGCTAGGTCACGTTGCGATGTCATTAAATAAGGCTTACCGGCATTTTCTGCTAGTGTACCTATCGCTGTTCCTGATCCTGAAGCATTTAGTTTGTTCTCTTGCGATGCAACAAAAATTACTGGTACAGTTCCTGGTTCAGCGGGAGTGTAAAAACTCTCGTCTACTACGCTAACCTGTACACCTGGTGATACTAATGCCATTTTAATCTCCTGTTGGATAGTGTATTGTTTATTACATGTATTTACCAATTAAAAGAAAAAACTCTGTGCAAATACCCCCGAAAAAGGGACCGAAAAGGTGAGGTAAATACAGTATGCGACCATTATGTAAATGCGGACAGCGTCCGGCAGCTATAAATTATAAAAAAGGAAACAAAATTTACTATCGTAAATTGTGTGAGACGTGCCTACGCAACGGATTAGGACACGGAATACCAAAATGGAAGCAAGCAGGATATATTAAAAAAGATACTTGTGAAAAATGTGGTTATACAAGCAAGCATCAAGAACAGTTTAACGTGTTTCATATTGACGGCAACTTAGAAAATTGCCGTCCTAGCAATTTAAAAACAGTGTGTGCTAACTGTCAACGTATTCTGCAAAAAACTGGGGTGCAGTGGAAACAGGGAGACTTAATCCCTGATTTTTAAAAATAGTACGCATTAGCATTGCTACATTCTTTTCTAGACGCTTTAGATCGCCGTTGTTGTCAATTGTGTAATCACACATCCATTGTTCAATTGTCATTGAATTGTTATCTTCATGCGGCAAGTGGTCTGAACGATCTACCCAAATAGCATAATCAAAAATTTCTTCGTTTTGCATTGCAAAAAATTCACGTTTGTTGCGAAGTCCGCAGTATATGTCATGTTCTGCAAATAAATTACGTCCTAGTCTAGCAAGATCATCTTTACAATAATCATGTATCATGTCATACCATAGTTTACGATGATTGTGCCTATCTGCATAACATTCTTCTTCGTCAGTATAACTGTACTTGTCTTTTAATTCATCAAAAATAAACAATTCACTACAAAATTTAGAACTAGACTGAAATGAATATCCGTAAAGTTCTAGCATTTCGCAAACAGTGTCTTTGCCGTGTCTGCCGTGTCCTACAACAAGTAGTTTAGGTAACATTAATTAATCTCCACATAGTATAATTTTATTATATGTTATTAATGATATTTTGTCAACCTATATTACCACTTAGCAACACTTTTCAACCGTTTTTGTGAACGAATAGCATCCATAATACGAAGTATTTGTTTCTTTTTATTGCCAGGGCGATCATAATGATTTTTTGATGCCCAAGTTTGATCTGCTTCTAGTTGTTCAGCAAACTTTTCACCTAACAACTTTTCTAAGTACGATAAGTCCTCATTACTTAGGTCTTGTATCTTCCGTGAAACCATTCTGTCTATCTCTCCATGCTTGTTCGAACTGTTCTGCATAGTCGTACAAAGGTGCACCATTGCAACCGTCATACCATAGACGTTTGAAATAACCTTCTGCACTTGCTACTACTGTTTCTGGGGTGGCGTCAAGGTGGCCCTTGACCATGTAAAATAATCTGTACTCTTCTTTAAGATCATTTCTTAACATACAGTATTTACATTACTGTTACATTTAGTGCGCTAACATTGGGGTATTTTAGCCGATTGTAAATCCGTAACCTACGCCACCAGCAACTTGCTGAATTACATCTTGCTCTAGTTTTTCCATTTCTTGCATTGCTTCATTTTTAAGATCATTACCATTAAGGGTTGACCCACCTTGTGGTCCTGCAATAGTAGCAAACTTTGAACGTGCTTCGCCTAACATATATTTACAGTTTGCCAAAGTATAATCTTTAATCCACTGCTTTGCTAGATAATCATCAAGTAGTTGCTCGTCTGGACGATAATTGTACGCCATGAGCATTAGTGTTTCGTCTGTTCTCGGACGCTGTAATAATGTAAGTTTATGTGTTGTAGGATTCCATTTGAATTCGATGAACGATCCAAACATACGTCCTACAAGTTCTTGGTATTGGCTAAACAAATCATATGTTGCTAGTCCTCCCATATTAGATGAACTTAACAGATATGTGTTAGTGTACGCAAGGTTAAATGGTTCAAACAAAGTGCCGCCGTCTCCGCCGCCTGTTCTTGATCCAATTGATCTACGAAAGATTCTTCGAACTTCAATAACTTCGTTTGGAAGTGTGTATTCATTTGTATCTTCCATAGTTTCCATAAACAAATACGATTCTTCTACACTGTTATCTGAACGCTGTCTAAATTTAGTTAATGATTTAACTAAAGCAGTTTCATAATGGATAGGATCTAGTTCGACATCGACCATGCCGCCGCCTAGCATTGCGTGGACGTAGTCAAATATTTCTTGTTTTTGTGTAGCCATATATAAAGTTCTCCGATATAGTATTTATCTTTCGATAAATATGTGTATGCCAAGACTTAGCTTATATAAACCCGAACGTGGTAACGATTTTAACTTCCTAGATAAACAAATTCTAGAGATGTTTACTGTTGGTGGTACAGACATACATGTATACAAATATATCGGTACTGATGACGGAACAACCGTTAAAGATCATACTCAAATACAAGATTTAATGTTTCTTGAAAATCGAGATAGAAAATACGATCAAGATATTTACAGACTTAGAGGCATATACAATGTACAAGATCAAGATTTTGATTTAAGTCAGTTTGGTTTGTTTTTAAGCAACGACACATTGTTTATGACAGTTCATATACGCAGCAGTGTTGAAACTATTGGTAGAAAAATTATGCCTGGTGATGTATTTGAGTTGCCGCATTTAATAGATGAATATGCAGAAAATGATGCCAGTGTTGCTCTTAAAAGATTCTACGTTGTAGAAGATATTAATCGTGCTGCTGAAGGATTTTCACAAACATGGTATCCGCACTTATATCGTGTAAAACTAAAACAAATATACGACGGACAAGAATATAAAGATATTTTAGATTTACCAGCAAGTGAAGATGCGCCCGATGGAGATACTTTAAGAGATATATTATCTACATACGAAAGAGAAATGAATATTACTACAGGAGTAATACAAGAAGCAACAGAAGAAACTCAAAAAAGCGGATATGATATCAGTCATTACTTTTCAGTATCCGTTGACGACAACGGTATAGTAGAATTAACTGAAACAAAAGACGCAGACGGTTTATCCGAGATGGCGCCGCCTGATAGAGCAGGATACAAAGGATATATTATTGGTGATTCTATTTCACCTAATGGAGAAGCATTTGGCTTTGGAGTTCAGTTTCCGGCAGAGCCAGAAACTAATGATTATTTTTTAAGAACAGATTTTTTACCTAATAGATTGTTTCAATTTAGAAATAATAAATGGAACAAAATTTACGATGTTAAACGTGCATTTGTTTACGGTGCAGATGAAACTAATACCCAGCGTGGCACATTTATTAATAATACCAATACTAATAATATAGGTGGCGAAGTAACCGAAGAAAGACAAAGTATTTCTCAAGCACTAAAACCTAAGGCGGATAACTAATGCAACATTTTTATGATGGACAAATACGTAGATATCTTACACAAATAGTTAGATTGTTTGGACAATTTAGTTATAAAGACGGTAAGGGTAGACTAGTACAAGTTCCAGTTACATACGGCGACTTAACAAGACAAGTAGGAAGTATCCTTAGAGATAATTCTGAAAATAAAATTCCTAGCGCACCAAGAATGGCTGTGTATATAACCGGACTAGAAATGGATACTTCACGTCTAGCAGATAGCAGTTATGTTAATAAGCTAAACATTAGAGAACGTGCATATGATGTAGACGGCCAAGAATATTTAAATAAAGCAGGTAAAAATTATACAGTAGAACGTATAATGCCAACCCCTTATACTCTTACTGTAAACGTAGACATATGGACTACTAATACGGATCAAAAATTACAAATACTTGAACAAATTTTTATGTTGTTTAATCCTAGTTTAGAAATACAAACAACAGACAATTATATCGATTGGACTAGTTTAAGTGTTTTAAATATAGATAACATAAACTTTAGTAGTAGAAGTATACCAACTGGTACTGAAAGTGAAATTGATGTTGCTTCGATTAGTTTAACAACACCTATCTTTATTAGTCCTCCTGCAAAAGTTAAAAAATTAGGAGTTATTAGTAAAATAATTACAGCAGTATTTGCAGATCACGGATTAGAAGTTAATATAGACGAAACTGCTTACACACAAAGTTTAGTTGAACAAAAAATTAAAGAGAACGAAGAAACAGACAAAGTTAATAGTCAACCAGATGAAGCATTGACTAATGAAAGTGCATTAGTAGTAACTACATATCAAGATTATGGATTAGAAGTGTTTGATGGTGTTGCAAGATTATTAAAGAATGGTGTTAATCGAAACGATACATGGACTGCTTGGAACATTGCGCAACCATTTACATTTGAACCTGGAATTACACAATTACGATTACAACGTGCAAACGGTTTAGAAATAG